AGAACTCAAACAACACAATCAGATTCACCGATGACTAAAGTTGATAGATCAACTTATGGTGGGTTTTCAAATAAACTTTCTAAAGGCACACCTAATCAATATTTTGTACAAAGATTTATTGATCACGTAAGTATCAACGTATATCCAACACCAGATTCTACAAATGCATCTAAAGATATGCATATTTATTATATTAAAAGAATTCAAGATATTGGTGATTACACAAATGCAACAGATGTACCATTTAGATTTGTGCCTTGCATGGTATCAGGACTTGCATTTTATTTAGCACAAAAATATCAACCACAAATGGTACAAGCTATGAAATTGTATTATGAAGACGAATTTGCAAGAGCATTAGCAGAAGATGGTTCTGCTTCTAGCACACACATAACACCAAAAACTTATTACCCGGGAGTATAACATGCAAAAATATAAAGATTATGTAAGAGCAGTTAGAGAGTTAGGTGGAGAACCCATATCAGTTGATGATTTTAATTCTTTATTAGGTGCTATGGACATGAATGATATAATTTCTTTGACATTAAAAAGAAGTGGTAATATTGATAAACCTATGGGTAATTAATTATGGCAAAAAAAAATAAAAAATTAACATCACCAGAGTATGCAGATGATCATGCGATGGAAATGTTTGGTAAACCATATAAAGAATTAAATGCGGATGAGTTAGAAGAGTTTCGAGAGGAGATGGAAAGATTAAGAAACAAGTTTTTATCTAAAGGTGGCAGAGTGGATAAACCTTTAGGACCAGGTGGTAAGAAGAAAAAGAAAAAAGGTAAAATATAATGGGAAAGTACGCAACAGGTAAATACGCAAAAGCAATATCAGATAGATCTGGTATGGAATTTCCATACAAAGAAATGCTTAGAGAATGGAATGGATCATTGGTTCATGTTTCAGAGTACGAGGCTAAGCAACCACAATTAGAGCCCAAACCACATGGCGCAGATGGTATTGCATTAAGAAATGTTAGAACAGATAGAGTAGAATCAGCTGTTGCAGCATTATTAGGAAACAATCCTTTTTCTACTACAGCATCATCAACAACAATAACTGTAACAGAAAATAATCATGGAAGAACTTCGGGAGATACGGTAAGATTTAGAAACGTGCAAGGAAGCCCTGGAGGTGTAGCTTTTACAGCTTACGAGGACTCTTCAGGTTTTAGTATAACAGTAACTACAACAAATAAATATACATTTACACTAGGTTCAACTCCTAGTATAACAGAAGATGGAGGAGGACCAACTGTGACCGCAGGTCCAGTTACTATAACACCATGATAAGTAATATTTGGAATTGGATAAAAAATATATTTAAATCAGAAAAACAAGATCCTCATCTTGTTTTGTATGAAGAAGTAAAAGAGGAAATAAAAGAAGAACCACAAAAGTGTGGGACACATAATAGGTATAAAAAAAGTTGTTTTATTTGTAGAGAGTTAAGACAGGCAGGAGTTATTTAATGGCAGGATTAAGTGCATCAGGATTAAAAACACAAATTAAAAGTTATACAGAAACAGACTCTACTGTTTTATCAGATGCTGTTTTAGAAAATATAATTTTAAATGCACAATATAGAATATTTAGAGATGTTCCAATTGATGCGGATAGAAAACAACAAGATGGTAATTTAGTAGCTGGTCAGTCAACTATTAACTCTCCAGCAGGAGCTGTTTTTATTAGAGCCATACAAGTATATGATTCAACATCTGCTGTAACTGGAGCAAACGTATTTTTAGAAAAGAAAGATATTTCATATTTACAAGAATATGTATCGTCAACAGAATCAGCTAAAAGAGGGCAACCAAAATATTATGCTATGTTTGGTGGTGCAACAGGAGAATCTGATACTACTTCTGGAAGAATAATGTTTGCCCCTGTTCCTGATACTACATATAAATTTAAGGTTCACTACAATGCAGCCCCTGCATTATTAGAGAACAATGATACTAATTACATTAGTCTTAACTTTCCAAATGGTCTTTTATATTGTTGTTTATCAGAAGCCTATGGATTCTTAAAAGGTCCGATAGACATGTTGACACTATACGAAAATAAGTATAAACAAGAAGTACAGAAGTTTGCTAACGAGCAAGTTGGTAGAAGACGAAGAGATGACTATACTGATGGCGCTGTTCGTATTCCGGTAACTTCAGCAAACCCGTAGGAGAAAAATTATGGCTATATCATCAGCAATTTGTACAAGTTTTAAACAAGAAATCTTAGTTGGTACACACAATTTTACTGCTTCTAGTGGTAATACTTTTAAAATAGCTTTATACACAAGTGATGCATCTTTAGGTGCTGCAACAACTGCTTTCGCAACTGATAACGAAATTTCAAACACATCAGGATCTGCATATAGTTCGGGTGGTGCAACTTTAACAAGTGTTACACCAACAACGTCTGGAACAACTGCATTCTGTGATTTTGCTGATGTAAGTTTTACTTCAGCATCTTTTACAGCTAATGGTGCATTAATTTATAATTCATCGGCATCTAACAAAGCTGTTGCTGTTATAGCTTTTGGTGGTGACAAAACAGTTTCTAGCGGAACATTTACAATTCAATTTCCAACAGCAGACGCAAGTAACGCAATCATTCGTATAGCGTAAGGAGGAACTCCTTATGGCATCTACCTGGGGTACTAACACTTGGGGATCAAACGAGTGGCAGGATAATGTAATAACTGTATCACTTACTGCACCTGAAGCAGCTTCTGCATTAGGAACACCGCAATCATTTAATTTAGAAGGCTGGGGCAGACAACAATGGGGCAACTCAGGTTGGGGTGTAGAATATTCTGTTAAGCCAACAGGAATTTCTGCAACAACTTCTTTAGGAACGGCTGTTCAAGGCATTGGTGTTCCTTTAGACATGGTTGCAGATCCACCAACAGGTGATCAACTTTTAAAATTTGCAAGAACTAGCGTTGGTAGTGTTTCTGTTGTTACAGTAGAGATAGCAGTTCTCACAGGAGTAGAATCAACTTTTGCAACACCAACTTTATCTTATGCAGGAACTTTAACTGGTTGGGGTAGAGATGGTTGGAATGATAATTCTTGGGGAGAATCTCCTGATCAAGTTTTAAACGTTGTTGGTTTAGATGCAACTTCAAGTGTGGGTGCAATAGCTCCAGCAGATGTAGTTGGATTATCAGGACAAGAGGCAACAACAAATGTTGGAAGTACAACTTTTACCATCGACTCAACACCAAGTATTACAGGTCAAGAAGCTACAGGAAATTTAGGAACATTAGGATTAGAATTTGGTCCAGCTTCTATATCAGGAGTATCCGCTTCTTTTAATGTAGGAACGTTAGGATTAGAATTTGGTCCAGCAGCGATCACTGGTGTTTCAGCAACATTTAATGTTGGTAGCGTAACAATAGACGATGCACAAATAATTAATATAACAGGTGTTCAATCTACGTCTGCTGTAGGATCTATAGTTCCTGCAATAGGTGTTCCTTTAACAGGCATAGCTGCAACATTTTCAACTGGATCTATAACTCCATCAGATGTAATGGGTTTAACTGGTTTACAGGCTACTTTTGTAGATCCCACAATTGGAATACAAGCCTACGCAAATGTTGACACAGGATCTAATGGTTCTTATAGTAATGTTGACACTGGCTCAAATTCGTCATATAGTGACGCCTCAACAGGTTCGAATTCATCATATTCTGATGTTGCAACCGGATCAAATACAAGTTATAGTGACGCTGCATAGGAGATAAAAATTTATGGCATCAACTTACACACCTTTAGGAGTAGAACTTCAAGCAACTGGTGAAAACGCTGGTACATGGGGGACAAAAACTAATACTAATTTACAGATTATTGAACAAATATCTGGTGGATTTACACAACAATCAATAGCAGGTGGTGCACAAAATACTGATCTAGCTGTATCAGATGGATCAACTGGTGCAGTGTTATCTCACAGAATGATTGAGTTCACAGGAACTATTACGGGAAATCAAGTTGTTAGAATACCTTTAGATGTTCAAACTTTTTATATTTTAAGAAATTCAACTTCAGGAGCTTACACAGTTCAGTTTAAATATATATCTGGTTCAGGGTCTTCTTTTACTTTTTCAGCAACAGATAAAGGTGATAAAATAGTTTTTGCAGCGGCTAATGATAGTACAAATCCAGATATTAAAACACTTGCGATTGGAACTGGTATATCAGATGTTGTTGACGACACTTCACCACAATTAGGTGGTGACTTAGATGTTAACGGAAACGATATTGTATCAACTTCAAATGCAGATATTGATATTGTACCAAATGGTACAGGTGACGTAGTTCTTGCAGCAGACACAGTTAAAGTTGGTGACTCTGGAGCAGCAGCTACATTAACTTCAAATGGTGCGGGCACGCTTACAGTCACAACTGGAGGAACAGAAAATTTAGTTTTAAGTACAAACTCAGGTACAAACTCAGGTACAATAACAATTACTGATGGTGCTAATAATAACATTGATCTTTCTCCAAACGGAACAGGAGATGTTACTTTACAAGCAGACACAGTTCAAATTGGTGATAACAACGCTGATGCAACATTAACTACTCAAGGAACTGGTGATTTAATTTTAAATACAAATAACGGCACAAACGCTGGAAACATAACTTTAGCCGATGGCGCTAATGGTAATATTGATGTTACAACAAATGGAACAGGGTATATCAAATTCAATGATCTAGCTTATATTCCACAACAAGCATTAACATCATCATCAAATGCAGTAGCTTGGGATGTTCAGGCTAAGCCAAACGCATATCATTTAACAACAGAAAACACTACATTCTCTGCACCAACTAATTCAGTTGAGGGTTCATTTGTTTGTTTAGAAATTAATTACAATGGCTCACACACAATCGCCTTTAATACTGTATTTGAATTTGCAGCGTCAACAGCTCCAACGTTTACGTCGGCAGATGGTAAGACAGATATTCTTGTATTTAGATATAATGGTGCTGTGTGGCAAGAAGTAGGTAGAACATTAAATTTAAGTGAAAGTTAAAATATGTACGCAATAGTAGAAGACAATAATATAACACAATACGTTAATAATCCTAA